ACTTATTTATATTAAACATATGGACCAATTGCAGAATCTAATCCAGAATCATTATAGAATGGGAACAAGTCTTTATCAATAGTCTCGGCTTCGCTAGAGAATCTAATACCTGGAATAAATCCAATAGTATCAAATGAACCACTATCTTCATCCAGTGTAATATCAGAGAGGTTGGAAAGATTATATTCAATTTCAGTAGAGTTATCACTATCACTAAATCTTCTGGAGTTCACATCAAGAATATCACCAATAGAGATATATTGATTACTGTATGTTGGATCATTGAGGATCGCAGTTTCTTCCTCAAAACTTTGATAAATGTTTATTTCACTACTAACAGCAAATCTTCCTTCAGCTGTACTATCAATTACACTAATAGAAGAGAGACTTGTAAATTCAACTTCATCATCAGAAGCAATAATAAATCGTGCAAGATCAGAGTCTGTAATAACTTCGGTAAGACCAGTGATTGTGCCACCATCATCTGCTAAAGATACAGCAGTGTTGAAAGAAGTTTGTGTAAATAGTGCATATCCAGCAGGATGTAGATATGATTTATAATAATCTAACCATTGAGTAGAAGGAATGCCACTTTTTAACTGAATAGAATAAACCTGATAAAAATATGAATCTTGAATATACTTTAGAGATTCTGCTCCTATTTTACTTTCACCAACAATAAGCATATCATTTCTAGGAAGATTTTTTTCAATTTCTTGCTGAAAAAAATATCTAAAATATCTATCAACAGATATATTAGTACCTTTAGTTTTGTAAACTTCTGGAAGTTGTTTGTAAGCAAATGTTGGAGCAATATATTGATCTCTAGAAAATTCAGGAGACCTTTCGTTAAACAATAAGTCTAATAGTTCACTTGATGTAGATTCGGCATCTTTTGCAGTGAAAATGTTTTTTAAGTTATGAGTAATACCACCTTCATTATCCATAAACTCATAATATTTTTCCAGAAATGTTACCAGATTGGGATACTGCTCTTTAAAATGTTCAGGTACAACAGTGTCAACTTGAGATTCATTCAAGTTGACATTTAGTCTATTTAAATCTGAAAGAGTTCTAGTATCACTCATTTTAACTTATCACACCAACTGCTGAAACTGCTACGTTATTATCCTGAACACCAATAGAATTATAGTTACCTAAAGTAATCAAAGTGTTTCTCAAAGGTTTAAAAGAACTATCATCAGCAGGATTGACAGTAATTCTCAAGTAACTATTACCCGAAACAATAGAGTCAATCAAGAATCCAACTAAAATAACTTTTCCTGTTCCTGGTTGATACTCTCCAACATCAGAAATAACTATATTACCTTCTTTATCTACAACCTGAAGAGTTGTTGAATGTAAAGGTGAATTTCTAAGAGAGCAAGAAATGCCGTTGACAATAAATCTGTCACTAGAGATACTTGACACTTCCATCAAAGGGGACTCAATACTATTTAAAAAATTAATCTCATAGTTACTTCTAATAAAATTACCCGTATCTGGATTAGTTAAAGGTGTAAATCTAGCAGTCATTTTAATACTAATATTCGTACCCAAAATAGATGGATCAGCCACATCAATATCCGATGACAGTTTAGACTTTCTAATAGTATCATTAAACTTGCCACTATTTGTAGCAAAGTAAGATGATATTACAGAGTTTAATTTATTCTGTAGACCTTCTTTAGTCAAATTAGTGAGAGAGGGATTATATTTAAAACTATTAGTAACATCCAAATACATAAAAGTAGGATCAACAAATTCTGTTTCAACACCAATAACAGATAATGGATTGGTAAGATTATTTCTTATCTGAGATTCCAGTGCAGTCTTTTCATCGGCACTAACATCACTTTCATATACAATGGAAATAATGGTTTTACCATACTTTGCGGGAATATTATCTTCACCACCCCAAGCATTAATAGATTTAATACCAGGCACACCGTTTGCAATAACGCCTCTATAATCATCAGCAGATACAAGTCTATTCTGCGCAAGATAGGACAAAGGAGCATTAATCCGAATAGATTCCGCACTTTCTTTATCGGATCCAAAAGCAGACTTGGATCCTCTTCTAATGACAGTGTTTAACGTTCTATTACCAAAACTTGCTACAGGAAGAGTGGAAGTTGGAGTAAAGTTATTTGCTCCATTTGCATCTACTCCATTTGTTCTCAGATATGATATTCTAATTACTTCTCCATTAGTAGGATTTTTACCTGTAACACCTTCGACACCAAAGTTAAATTCCCAATATCCATTATAAGTTTCAAGTGGAATATAAAGAGCAGTATTCTCATCAATACTAGAAATTGTTTGAGCATTGATTGTAGCATTTGTACTGAAGTATGTGGTAAAATTATCTGAGTTAATATTATCATACACTTCAATTTCAACTGTAGATAAGTCTAAGTCGGCATCAGGAACAACATATACCTGTCTATCGCCTGTAATCTCAGCAATAAAAGTTTTTACTACAAATTCACCTTCATAGACTGTGATATAAGGTTCACTAGAAGAATTTACAAAAGTGTATAGATTTGGTTGTGTCGAGTTTGGATATGCTATGTAATCAACCAAAGTTCTAAATGTATAAGAAACTCCATCTACAGATGCTGTAAACTGTGTTCCAGAAGGCAGTGTGATAGAAGTTGGTTTATTAGAACCTGATCCCAAGTCAACTGTTACAGTCAAATCTGCTCTAGAAGATGATTTCGATCTTGGTATATATCCAAAAGCCATTGAATGATTTACCAAAGATGTTCTAAGTTGCGCAGTAGGAAGAAATGCTTCATTCAAAGCAAAGTTTGCAATCAATCCATTTAAGTGCGTATTGTAGGCTAATACATCAAGAATGTTGGAAAGACCTGATCCTTCAAAGTCATAATCAGCAAACTCTGACTTTGAAGCAAAATATGTTTTTAAAGACGTTTTAATATCATCAAAGTTTAAATCTGATGAATTGATTGTGGTAGCCATTCTTATCTAATCCTTGATATTGAAGTATCTAATACTACAACTTCTTCTGTATTTACTATTTTAAATTCAACTCTAACACCAAGATAATTTCTATCTGGATTATTTGTAATATCAACAGAAACTAACTCAGCTCTCGGTTCATATAAGGCAAGTGCATCTGTAATAGCATCTTCAATCAAAAAAGAATTTTCTTCATCAGTAAAGTTTTCAAATAATCTAGACCTAAGATCGGCACCAAAGTTAGGTTGAAAAGGTCTCTCACCAAAGTTTGTTTGTAAAATTGTTTTCACAGATTGTTTGACAGCAGCCGCATCTGTTTTCTTAAAAACATCACCAGTCGTTCTTACAGCGAAGGTTAAATCAACATCACTGTATTTACGATTTCTGGTTGTAACTATTGATGGACTTTGTAAGTTTCCATCTTCTACAGAAAGTGCTTTTGTAACTGCCATTGTACCATTTTTCTTATTTTTCTATATTTTATTTATATTGAAAATACCCAAGACCATTATCAATAAAAGTCGTAAAATTGATATCGGTTCTAACTTTTCTTTCAAACCTACCCCTATAGTTATTATCAACTTTAGGCATTACAACAATAATTTCTGCATGATAAACTTTGTTTTTATCCAGAATGGCATTCTCATCAAATCTATCGGTAGTCGAATCTTGTATAACTGGTTCAAGTGAATCATAATGTAGAATAAGACCTTGAAATAGTTGACTGTCTTTCCAGTAGTTAGCAAGTTCAAATGTTGCATAGGCATCATTTTGACCTTTACTATTCAATACTTCATAAACTACAACTCTACCTTGCGTCTGTAAGTCTCTAATGTCACCAGAAACAAGATTTTCACCAGATTGCTTTTTCACCAAACCTTCTGTTACAATCAAACTATTCTTACGAAAGTTTTGATTATTTCTAAACCCTTCAATCAGAGGAACATGACAATAGAATCTTTTTGCTATATCTTTTCTTTCACTGTTACTTAGATGATTGATAGTTGCTCTAGTGCCAGGAGAAGATACAAATAAAGAAAGAGGAATGCCACTACCTAGTTTAGTGCCAGTATTGATTTTATCTAATTTGACAGGATCATAGATAGGGCT